GCATCTGGAAAGAGATAACCTAAAAGCACCCCAATAAAGAATGCTGCCAATAGCATAATCGCTAAAGCTTGTAGGAAGGCTTTCATTAATAGAACTCACCTGTGTGAAGCATCGCAGCTTCCCGCGCAGCCTTGCCCTTCTCTTCTGCCTTATCTTTGAAGTATTGTGTAGGCGTCTTGAACCAGTCTAGCACAATACCATCAGGCCATGATTCGTCCTCATAACGCTTAGTCAAATTCTCCCAAGCCTTGCCCTTCTCTTCATCTTGCTGCTTAGCCCGTGTAACATCACTCTCAAAAATAGCCTCCAAAGCCTCTTGCATTTCTTTACTTTCAAGATGCTGCCTCAGCCACCCATTCGCCACCAAACGTTCTGCACGTTGCATGGAGAGGGCATACGCAAGTTGCTTCTTCAAGGCTCGCTGCGTAGCTTCAAGCTTGACAATCTTCTTGCCAGTGGCTTGATATGAATTGTGCCAGCTTGTTGCCATCTCTTGAAAGCCAGCTTGTGAGGCCCATGAGCGATTCTCTTTAGCGGCACTTTTGTATTCGTATTCACAGTGCAGGGCTGCGCGCATGTGGCTGATAAGGCTTTGCAGTGTGCTAATAGGCAAGCTCATTTCATCCCCTTCATAATTTCTCCAATACCTACCAAGTCATCACCCGTCAAATAAATTTGCAAGGTTGCTCCGAAGATGTTGTTAAACTTGTTGTTAATGGTAATTTCTTGTGCCACTTGGTTAGGAGGCAAGTTGAAGTGTTGGCAGAATGCTTTGCCGAATGATTGGGAGATTAGGGCTGTCATGGTATTCCTTATGTTAGGTTAAGATTGTACATGCTATTTAGAGCGCTGTCAATCAGAATGTGTGTGTCCGCTGTGCATTCCAGTCGTCCAAGTCCCACAGCTTGTGTTTTTCCATCTCGTAGTAATACTTGCCAACCATACCAGTATCTCCAACACCACGAGCCTTCGACAGCTTCATAATTGTCGTATTACGTTCCTCTTCTGACTCTGCATCTTTGTTGCGCATCATGATAAGGTTTACACCGCCACTCTTAAAGATGGTAGAGCTGCCCATCATATCCTCCTCAGACAACTCAGCACCCTTACTGTTGGCCTTGGCACCAGAGCCATTCTTGCGTGCATGATTGACATTCGCGAATAAGACGCCCTTTTTCATCCATCCTTTCATCCAACCCATAAAACGTGCTTGCTCATCTTCGCCCAACATATCAAACACATCCTGCAACGGATCGATTGCAATAATCCGGCAACCAAGGCTAACAATCATGTATTCAACGCGCTCTTGCAACGTCTCAGCTTCAGCATCAAGAATGTAGAAACGAGGGTTGCCGTCAGCATCCATGAACAACTCTTGCTGCAAACGTAAAGAGTCTTCCGAATCTACAAACTCCAACCGCTGCTCAACTGTCTCAAACAAGTTAATCTTGACTTCCGCATACGATGACAGCAGGTTAACTCCGTATTCCCCGGCGCTAGTCTCCATAGGGATGATGCCCACCTTACGATCTTCATTCATAATCCAATGAAGAATAATGGCGTCAACGTGAGTCGATTTGCCCGTGCCAGACGCACTCAGGATGTTAAAGATGCAATTTGGAAGTCCCCCTCGCAACTTAGCTTGCAATTTATGCAGATACTTTGGCAACGTAATACGGGGCATCGAAAGGTATTCTCGCATCTGTTCCTGAATATCCGTAGAAGCAGTTACGCCGTGTGGGACGTATTTCTTAGCCTTGAGGAAGTCTTGAATAAACTCTTGCTGCTTGCCCGCTTTAACATAATCGTCAGCGTCTTTAAAACGCATACGCATGATCCAAGCTTTACCTTTCGGCAGAACCTTGACAAGCTGTTCTACTGCTGCTTGCCCTGCTTCATCCTCGTCCATGCAAATGATAATCTTCTTAAACTGACTAAAGAATTCATACTGTGCTTGCACTTGCTTATGAGCGCCGGACTCTCCCAGCGTGCTACAGACAACAGCAGTAGTCTCGTATTCTAGCTTACCACGCTGCTTCTGGTTCTCATACAACATTTGATACGTTGCAAGCGCCTTAGTCTCGCCACCGGAAATGATGCAAGTTCCTGTGTGCGTCTTAAAGCGAAATTGGAACACCATGTCGCACTCTTTACCAACCTGTCCAATAGGACCGCTGAAGTCCTTCGGAAATCGACGTGTGCGATATCCTGAAAGCTCTCCACCTACTGTAGTAGGAACATATTGACGGATTGGCTCACCAGTTTCTTGGTCATACTCGTAGCGTACCCCAAAGAAGTTATTGGTCGCGGTGCTGATTCCACGATAACCTTTCCCGTCAGTGCTGGTGTAGCTTTTAATCTTCTCGTTCTCTTCTGGAGTAATTTTTTCTCGTGTGCTCACATATTCCTCTTCGTCGTCTTCATCATTTTCGTCCCATCCCATAGCTTCTCTGTGTGCTGCTGAAGGAATTGTCCATTGACAAGCCCAGCAGTGCGCACCTAAGTCACCACCATAAACTCTTAAATTATTCTTGGAACGGTCCCTACCCTTTCGAGCACAACGGGGACACTGGCAATTGTGCTCTCGCTCAAGATCAATTCCCCATTTATTTTCCAATCAATCCTCCAGCCAATACTGCAACCCACAAGCTGTACCCAACAACTCTTCAATATCCTCTTGATTCACAGGTTCCTCACCGTATTCCTTGTCACCATCTAGGCAACCTTGACAAATTCGGAGTAGCAAATATTGTTTAACCTCGTTGAGTGTGTCGAATTTAACTTCGCTGTAACTGTCACATAGTGTAACCATCAATCATTCTCCTTATAGCACTCCCCCGGCACAAGCTTTCGGTACTGCACCCAGCCTGCAAAATTACCCGACCAGAGTTGCCCATCACGATCAACGTGGCTCACACCCGGCTCCCAAGTATGCGCCTTCTCAGGGTTGTTCACATGTTTTGTTGTACATGCATTTGGACCTGCAAACTCGTAAGTGTAAGGCTCCATAGGTGTTGCACAATGTTCCGTAGCTCCTCCGTGAATCTTGTCACCGTTAATGAGCTTGTCGTAAACACTCAAACTCTTCTCAAGCCCATAATTCTCATTGCGGAACGAAGTTGCTGCACAGCGAGCGCAAGATACTTTGATAGCATCTTCAAGACTGAGATAATCGTGTTTGCCACTATCCTTACTGAGATAGTGATACTGGACTTGTCCGTCCCAGCGCATATCCAGAAATGGCAAGTGCCAACAGCCTTGAGCAAGAATCTCAGGAACACTTTTCAAATGTGCCTCACGCATACACTTAGCCTGTTCAGCCAATGTAGGATCAGCCGCCTTATCATCTCGGAGCCAATAGAAATTATCCGTCTCAGTTGCCGTAACAAGCACACGAATCATCTGGAAAGGCTCTGTCAGGCGATTGTAAACTTGCTTATGATAGCCTGCGGCTGCGAATGCGTTAGAGAACATCTCAGCGGATTCTTTAGCAAAATTCCAAGCATCTTCTGGCGTAGCATCATGCCCATGAGGAAATCCCATATCATATGTCAAGTGAATGTTAGCGCGATGCTCCTCCCCAGCCTGCATCCCACTTTGATTCTTGCCAAAGCTGACAGGCATCCCTGTCAATTGCTCAGCCATCTTAGCTGCTGGAATAGCACGACTACTCGCCGCCGAGTAGGAGAACTGGCGATGCTTCAATTCCTCAGCATGGACAATACGAGGATGGTCTACAAGGAACGTAATAATTTCCTTGCCAGCTTCTGAAATGGAATGCAGGACAACTTCTACACGGATGCCTGCGCGGCCTTCTACGATAACATTAGACACTGCACATCTCCTTAATCAGTTTCACAACAAGCTTATTAGCAGCCTCATAATCACAACTATCCAATTCACTCCAATCCTCCCCGCGCATAATTCTACCCTTCACAGCACCCATCTCAACCAGTGCAAGATACACATCAACCTCCCAGCCACTATTGCCGAATGGTCGCTTGCCAGAGAAACCTTCCCCATCTAGCCACAACGTCTCCAGCAGAGCGTGAAAGTATCCTCGCAGCGTTGTTACGTCAACATCTCGAAAGATTGTTGAGCAGTCTAGCATTTCATTATGTGTCATTTGTCTACCCACTTGTCAATTGCCTCAGAAATAACTTCCCACATATCCATACCAGAATTAAAGTATTCCCAAAAGAATCCCGTAATTAGCCCTGCCAGAATAATTGGTGACATAACTACTGCCAGTGGAATCGCAAAATACTTTTGTTTATTATTCATTCTTCAAAATCCCCTCGTGCCAATTTATCGTGCAAAAACTCTAAGTATTCCTCAGAAGCCTCACACTTATCTTCGTATTCTTGCATCTCATTACGTGCCATTTCTGCACGAGAGCCTAAGAATTCCAAGTTGCAGTTTTCGTCTTGAATTGCTAACAACAGTTCTTGATAAGTCATTCCCCACCCCTCCCAATTTCTTCGTCTTCCACCGCCTGACACTCATCAAGCTCCTGCAACAATTTTCCCAACTCCCTAGAAACAACTTGAATCTTGTCGCCATACTCAAACATCTCTGTGCGGGATGCTTCGTAGCGGCCTGTGAGGAATTCCAGCTGAATGTCTGTTTCACGGATTGCTGCCTCGATTTGTTGGCGTGTCATTAAAACTCCCTTTGATTAGTGTTAATCTTTGCCCCAACAACATGCCCTGTACCATTACAATATGGGCACTCAGCGACAGGTTTGTTAATTTCCTCTATAAGCGCTTCCAAATACTGCTCAATAAATGCTTTCATGTCTTTCAGGCTGTTAGCCGAATAGCTGCTAATCACAGTATATCCGTTATACGGCTTAGGGGCCATCTCAAAGATTTCCACTTCCTTGTGCTGCACAGAACTTGTCTTAAACTTGGGTTGTGCATAACTCCTACCACGAGATGTCTTAATTTCTGTCTTCGTAGTGACAGGTTTGACAGCAACCTTGTGCTTCACTGTAAAGCAAAAATCGTAGTCACTCGTAATTGTAGCACACTTAGCGTCGATGTTGTCTTTAATATGCCGACGAACAATGCTGTACATCTGCGCTGAAGACAGAATGCAAGGTCGCTCGTGCAGCATGAACTCAGGGGTAAGCAATCGCTCAATATCCTCGTAATAGACAATGCTGGCAAGATCAACCTCTGTGGCTTTTCCTCCATAGTTGTCAACAGTTTGCTTAACCGTCATCTTTTCAGGCGATTCAAAAGAATCAATCTGCAGGCTGCGCAACACCTTTACTTCAAACTCTTCAGCCACCCACTGATCCTCACTTTTAACGTGTAAAGGCTTGTAGAGCGCTTGCAACTCACTGTAAGATCCGCACCACTTAAACTCTTCTGTATCATCGTCGTAGACAGCGTTAGCGTCTGTAATCGACAACTCAAGAGGAATTTCGTCGCTGGCAATAGAAGAAATTTTAAGGATGTAGCCTGTATGAATATTAGGACCAGTCTTCAACACCTCATACGTTTCAATCTTCTGTACACCTTCAAGGAACGTCCATGCGGCGGATGAGTACGAGTTTGTTGGCACAGTGATTTTCTGGTAATCGCCAGCAAGCTTGCCATTGATTTTTACTTTCTCACCAATGCCATAGCCAGTGCTCATCTTGACGAACAAACCAAGATTTGTGCTATAGGCTTCAAAGGTAGTCATACTAGTTTCCATTCCACGACTGTAACGGTTTTAACAACAGGCTTCACTTGGTAAACCTCTGGCATTCCATAATCATAGTCACTGAAGTAGCTGCCAGAACGACTGTTATTAATCTGAAAATGATTTGGTGGGTCTTGGTCGTCCTTATAGATTGCTGATGTGTGCGAATACTTGCCATCGTCTGTCCAGCCATCGTCTTCAACTTCTGACATTTGTTCGGGCAAGTTGTCAATGCCGATGTAGCCACAGCCGTAAGAATCGCAGGCTTCTTTTACTAAATACTTTAGTTCGTCAAGAGTCATTAGGAAATCCTCACAGTATGGATAATATCAGCTTCTACATTAGGAAACTTACGTGCCCACAGATTAAGAGCCTCTGCTACAGAATCCGACAAAGCCGAAATATTTCGTGGATTCAGAGAAATACCCACATAATACCCATAACCGCTATAAGCATTCAGGTTCTCTACATCGAGCTCAAGATCACCAGGCCCGGCAATCTCAGTAATATAAGAGTCCCCCTCCTCTTCAAGCTCGTGCTGTTGCTCTTCAGTCAGCACACCATGCTCATTCAAAAATTCTACACATTCACTGACAGTTTCAAATTCCTTGCCAATTGCAAACACTGGATTATAGTCTACACCCATATCATTTCTCCTTGTGAAAGAATACGTGCCGCCCTATGCGACCCCAATATTCCCCGAACCATTTAACCTTGCCCTTGCCGACCTTGAAGTAATAGACAGTGCGCGGCAGCTTAGCAGGCATCTTACGCGTCTTATTCAACAATGTCAAGGCTTCCTTGTTAGCTTGCCACTTCTTGTGCTCATCATACCACGAAAACTGGCCCTTGGCAGACATCACCTCACAAGCTGTCATACCGTCTATACGCATTCTGTTGTGTACCACCGTCAAAACAGCCCTTGCGCCTTCGATGCTTTCCCCACGGCTCTCGTGAAAGAGTGTCAAGGCTTTACAGCCATCTTCAGTAAGCTTAGCCTTAGCAGGACAAACTAACAGCCACAAGCTCAACAGCAGCGACCTCAGAATGAACTACCAGCATCTGCCAAAGGTGCCATAAGCTGCACACAAGCCACCCTACCGCTTAAGTCTTTATGCTGCACTTTAAGCCTGTCAGCAGACAACGTGCAAGCTTTCATGCTCTCATACGTCTTAAGTACTTGCAGGGCCGGTGGCTGATCCACAGGCATGGGCACCCACAAGATAAGTAAAATAACGCTAATCATCATAACTCCCTTTAGGTGGAACAAGAACTTCACAAAAATCTTCAATGGTGTTCACAGCTTAATCCCTTCAGTCTGATACAGCATAATATAATCACAAAGTTTCTCATACTGTTCTTGAGAAAGAATGTCAAACAAATTAGCTTGCGGAGTTATTGACAGCATGTATCCCTTACCATCTGATAAGAAGGCTCTGTCAACAATCTTAAGTGTGAAGATTTCGCAATAATCTTCATCATCGGGCTGCTCACAGTCCAAAGACTTCTTATATCGTACAAGCTCAAACTGGGCATCAACATCAAACTGGTAGAGATTGTGGAGGCTCAAATCGTCAGTAATCTTGAGTGTGAAATTTTCTATGCGCAATGTTGAAGATAGCCTAGCATCTGTTTTAATCATTTCAACTTCCCCTCATCAAATGGTGCAGTCTGAATAACAGCTTTCTCATACTGCATCTTACCATTCTTAAAGTAAGCCGTCCAAATATCCCCAGCTTCTTCACCTTCGCCATCTAGTGTAAACAGAACGTCAGGGTATAGCTTGGAAACAGATTTCATGTTCTCCAGAGCGTCATACCATTTTACCCCGTAGATCGAAAGACCACTTTCAAATCCATACCCGCTAATGACCTCGATAGTTTCAATAATCTTATCCTCGTCCACATTTGTGTCAAGTTTAAGTTTGTAATCTGTGTAATAGCCCATTAGTAAGCTCCCATTCCGATAAACTTGCCATTATCATCAAACTGAAAATACACAGTGTGGTCGGCATAAATGTAAGAACAATGCTCGTCGTAATACTTGGACTCCTCTTGGCTCACTCCAAAACTGCTCAAGAGAATTTCGAGCTTTCGCTTGTCTGTAAACTTGTCAGCAATCTCCAAGATGGCCTGTGTAGCTTTCCAGTTGGCATTTGAGAAGTCTTGCTGGGACATTTGAAAGCTCCCTTCGTCTGTGTCTTTCATGTTAGCTCCAAAGGTAATATTCAAGAAAAATAACAAGCGTAACGAGCATTATGACATAGCTTATCACAACTGTCAAGCTCTTCGTTGGCCTCATATAGCCCATACTAAGCCCCTCCCAGCAGCTTGCAAGCCATGCCCATGCAGCCCACAGCCAGCACGCTCCACATGCACGCTAACGTGCTGTCAACCTCGTCTACAGCATAATAGTACTCCTCCCATGCTGTATAAGTGCATTTCACGAACATTGCTATAAATACTAAGCTTAAGATAAATTCCATAACAGTTTCCTCAGAACTTAGGTTTAAGCAGCTTATCAAGGCGCTTACTCATGGTTGAAAGATGCTTCAAGCTCAAGTCATTAGTTGGATTCTCTGCGATGGACTTCAACTCGTTGATGCCCTTTGCCACGGCCTTGACGTTACCTCGTACGTAGCCACGAGTGTTGTCAATACGATCAATCGTCAGGTCAGCGTAGCGAGACTGTGTGCTACCTACGTGCTGATGGGTCAACGGCAAGCCAGTGTAAGAGCAGTATTTCTGCCCCAGCAAACGCCGAACATCTGGAAGGGTTAAGTTGAATTCCTTACCAGTGTCCTTGCAAGATTGTGCTTTGTTGCGATAGTAGCTTGCAACGTACAGTTCAAAGTCAATACCGGTATGGCGATTAGTAGTGGTCATGCTATCTCCTAAGTATGCTAAATAGCCCGCATGCTGCGGGCCTATACGTTTCAATCGTCGTAACCCATGTCAAGGCTCAAGTCATCCACTTCATAGTAAATGACACAGCCCTCTGATACTTGCACGACGTAGTCACCATTGTAGGCATCGTCTTCGTTGGCTTGGAAGGCTTGAATTTCGTGCAGTGTCTGTGCGTTCATTGTGATGCTCCATGTACTTGTATACAGCTATTTAGGTGTAGCCCCGAAGAGCTTTGTAGGACTTTTCAGTAGTGCTCGCTTCGTCCATGTACCCAATGTAATGGAACAAATCCTACACCGCAAGTGATTTTTTGAAGTATTTCTGTTGCGTTGCAATGCTGTGTATGTAAACAGCAGTTTTTACACGTAGTCTTTGCTGAGCACTGCCCTCATAGATAAACTACTGTATGGCTGTACAGCTTTATTGATGCAGGAAGCATATTTATTGCATTGCAAGCACTGTTCAAAATGTCAAAATGCAACTGTGGCTTTTCTAGCGAAATGTTGTAAATTGCGTATAATCACTAAATTAACACTGTTGACTGAAATATCAACGTGACGTGAAAGTTAATAACTGTTGGTTTGTGGAAATATCTTGTCCTGCTGGCTTTGTAGGATTAAACGTACAAGATTTCTCAATCGCAATTTCTGAATATTTTGCTTTAGTGGCAAGTAAACGTGGAATCGATTTGTCATGTTCTGTTTGGCAACATCTACTAAGATAGCGTGTACTCTGTACTTGACAACCTTATTTTTGTTATGTACAATGACGACTTGAAATTCCCTACAACGAACGGAGGATGTGTGAGCATTGAATCGAAAATTATGGAGCTTGAAGAGGAGCTTGCTAGGCTGCGAGGCCAAGCCAAGGCCGGGTTCAGCGTGTTTGCAATTGCAAACAGCGGTGAGTATTATTTGTCTGATGACCACGAGGCAGTCTACGATGTTGGAGGCAATCTTGCAGGTATCATAATTAACCAAAAAGTTATGACGGAGTATTTTGACAGTAACCCTTACAAGAAGGCTTAACATGAACCTAAACATCAACGAAAGAGTCTCTGTCACTCTGACAGCCTCTGGCGCAGCTACGTGCAACGCTAACGAGGACTACTTCGCAGATCGGTCCAAGCATCTCGAATGGTTTGCCCCTAAGTACAAGTCTGAAGGAGACGTTCTGAAAGAACAACTGTGGCACCTCTTCCAAATCTTCGGTAGCAGCATGAAGATGGGCTTTGAAGTGCCTTTTAAAGACTGCATTATTACGATTGGAGATAACGTATGAAAGAGTTTGAACACATGAAGTTCTTGGTAGACGAAGCTCAACGTAAACGTCTTGTCAAAATTCTTGAGGAAAATGGGTACAAGGACGAAGGGTTTTCGGACGGTTATGGGGGATGTATTATCAATTACCCTTGCAATAAGGAGTACGGAGACTACACCGCAAATTATTATGATGAATTTAGCGGTGAACCTACAGACACCACAGCCTTCCTAGCCGCTCACGAGCCTGCTACCGAACAAGTAGTAGACCACCCCGAAGGAGACTTCAAAGACTACTCTCGTAAGGAACTAGTAGACTACATTGGTGAGCTTCGTACGGAAATTGACGCTTACGAGTATCCTGACGTGGCCGCACAGGAGCCTTCCCTTGAAAAGATTATTGACCAAGTTTTCTTAAAGTCTGCGCCTATCAACCACCCTGACCCAGATTATGAAGGCTGGATTCCTAACATTGGCATTGCTCCTAAGTTTGATAAGCCTACGAATGTAGAAGTAACTTACCGTAATGGTAAGCATGACAGTCATGGAGCAGTGCCATATGACAGTTTACGGTGGGCTACTGATAACGACGATGATTACGATATTATGTCTTGGAGACTCCCGAAAACAGAAACTATTAAGCACCCTGACGACCTTGGATGGTTCGACAACACAGGCACTATGCCGGATTTGCCTGAAGATACAAGCGTTGATTACAGAATGGGTAATAGTGTTATGCACACTGATCTGTTACAAAATCTTCGCTGGGATCACACAGGACGGGGAAGTGATATTACAGAGTGGCGTTACCACAGGTCATCGGAGCCGTCTGAGTACTATGTGCAGCCTAAAACGGAGCCTACTTCAAAATGTCGTGGAGTTACAGTGCGCGATAAAGATGGCAACGTAGTTAAAACTAGTACAACAATTGACGGCCATTACAACTTCAGCTACACCTTGACAGATGCTGACAAGCTCGCTGGCACTATCAAGATTGACCCTTACTTTGTATCACAGCAGTGGAAGCTTGGTAGTAAGGACAGCACAGGCGTTATCTTCCATTTGCTCAAGACACTGGCACGCTTCGGAGATAAGAACAGTAAGGAACGTGAGATTAACGCGCTGCATAAGAGCGTTATTCGACTGGCACAACTTGAAGGAGTAGCATTGAAATGAACAAATTTTCTCCCGGCACACTTGTCATGACTAAAGTGGCAGGTCCAGAAGCCCGCTCATGGAACTTGCGAGTAGGTCACATTGGTTGTGTGATTGAGACGCCCCCAGATGATAATTCTTTTGTGGGCAATATCTTGGTAGATTTTCCAGGAACTACACTACCACCGCATTTTAAATACTGGCAGTGTGCTCCTAATGATTTGATTATTATCAGCGACCCTGATGCGGATATTGATGACAGTGTTGACACCAAGATTGATAAATACTTTGAGGAGCATGCGTGAACCCCCCTAACATCATCTTCCTTGACATGGACGGGGTCCTCTGTAACCCGCGTGCCTGCTTGGCAGTTCGTAACAACGGAATGTACAGCTACCTTGATCCAATTGCCTGCTTACTGGTTAAACGTCTCTGCGATGACAACAATGCCAAACTTGTGATTAGCTCAGCATGGCGGCTGGACATGCAGCTTAACACTTTCCAAAGTTTGCTTAGCGCTGCATGTCCACAACTAGGAGAGTATATCTGGAACAGTCAAACTTGGTGGCGAACAACGTCAGCAGTGTTTAGCAACGATGTAGGCCATTTCTGCAACCGTGGACATGAAATTAGGCACTGGATTGACAACCACACTTCAGAGTTTAACCGCTTCGTGATCTTGGATGACAACTCTGATATGGAGCCTTACATGGATAGCCTAGTATTGACAGATGCTTATGATGGGATTGGATTTAAGGATTTTATGAAGGCTGAGAAGATTTTGCGTGGTGGTCCGCTAGATGATGTGGGTTGAGAATTCCTTTTAGACAACAAAGTTTTTTCGGCCCAAATCCCGACCGAAAACAGCCCCTCTCTGTTAGCACCAAATTTGCCTCGGCTTTGTCCGGGGCTTTTTCTTATCTAGCTTTCTATAATCTTTCATAGAAGCCCCTCCTCAGCATTTGAACAGATGTTACAATCTATCAACCCTGTTCAATATCTTCTGCACACACTCACAATACTCTCTTTAGCGTAAATACCTAGCTTTATTTCAATCGTGCTTTTCAAATAGCGGGTCAATTTTGTGCTTGACAGGCACCTTCCAACATGGTTTACTTGCTCTCACACAACACAACTTAGGTAAACGATATGAATAACGAAGGCTTCCCAAGGGTTCTGAGAGAGAAGTATGACAAGGTGGTGGCAGCAGGGCTTTACAGTGACCCTATAAGTTCCTTCGTAGTAGTTGAACACTTAATATACAAGGTGAGTAACAAGAGCAATATCAGCTTGAGAGCGTGGCTGAAGATGTTATGGGACGAGGAGGACAATGGTAGAAGTGACAAGATTGACTAAGGTTAAAATAAAGTTGGTGGAGAGTACGAAAAACACTTGACACCAAATTTTTATGCTGTAAAGTATCACTTATCGACAGAGCAGACGCTGAGTCGAAACAGGCTGCTCTAGCCTACAACCTACTAATACAACTTAAAGGAAATGACATGAACGCCACCGCACAAAAAGCAGCACCTCTGACGCCAGCTCTCGAAAATGCAATTTTGCAAAGCAGCCTTGCTATTGCCATGAAGCACGCTAATGAAAAATTTGAAGCCAACAACAAGAAGGAAATCACCGTGGAACAACCTACTGTACAGCCTGCCAACGTAGCACCTATTAAACAATCCAAGCTTAAATCCGTAGTCGTGCGAAAAGACATCTTGGGCACAGTGGTTGTGTTCGATGTTGACAGCCATGTAAAACGCGAAGATGGTGAGTTCATTGACTACTGGGACGGCAAGAGTGTTAAAACTGCTCCGGTAGCCTACTACAAGGTTAGCACCCGCCCGGTTCCTAGCGAGGAAGCTGCCAAGATTGTTGAAGGCTATGCAAAGGCTAATAAGTTGTCTCAGGTACATATGCGCCAGCGCTTAGAGAAAAATCGCTTTGAGTCAGAGGCACAAGGCAAGGCTGAAACAGTGGATATCAACAGCTTCCTCGACAAGCTGCAAGAAGCCCTAATCAAGACCATCAGCAGCATGCGCGTATAAGGAATCATCGTGTTGCCCACTGGCCCGCCCCTAACACGGCGGGCTTTTCTTTTGTGCGAAATATTTTTAAATAACGCTTGCCATGCTTATCTAAGCTTGCTACTATGTGTACATGCGCTACAGACAGCGCCTCACAAGGAGAACACCATGAGCTTCAAACAATTCAAAGCCGCTGTAAAGAAATTTAACGGTTGGATAGAAGGTGACATTGCACGCTTTCCGCGAGTATACGACAAGGTTGAATTTGAAAAGTATGTGGCTAAGCGAGAGGCTACAAAATGAACAAGTTGGATGAAATTATTCGTGAGTGTGTAGTAGCTGGTGTTGAAGTTCACCTTGGTGTAGAGCCAAAATCAGAAAATGGCATGGCATACATTGTATATGGCTTCGCTAAAAGCGGCACTGCTGTGCTTTACAACGTAGAGGGCGGCGTTGAAGTACATCTTCGCTACGATGGCTTGGAGTACATTGACACCTTTGAAGACCTTGCTCGCATTTGCTTTGACTGGTGCGAGAACTACAAAGAACGTGGCTACGGCTATGGCAATTGGGCACCTGTTTTTGAGAAACTTGGCTGGATCAAAAAGAAGGTTATCACTGAAACTACTTGGGTAACGACATGACACACGCAGAAATCGCAGCATCCCTGCAACGTATCCTCGACAGCCCTGAAGCCCACAAGAGAAGTATTCTGAGCGCTGTAGAAAAACTTTTAAAATCCTTAGGAGAGAAATGATGAGTATTTCTGTAACCCTTTTACTAGAGGCCTTGCAAGAAATTGTAGACATCGAGAACGATACAATAGATTATGCAAAGGAACTTGCAAGTAGTGCTTTGCATTTCTACAAAGAATCTGCTGATGCGCCCTCCGAGCCGAGCAAAGCA